GAAAGAGAGATTGAGGATACTGATTACACTCTAACAATTGGCGTCAATCTTGACTTTTCATCTGAAAGCCTGGCGGAATTATGCAACTCTTTATTGGCCACAGTCAAGCCCGATGGTGGCTATAAGAAATCTGCAAAAGACAATCCCGTGAGGCATCAGCTAGTAGACGGTGTTTGGATGGAACCTCGTCATGGATGCCATTCACTTCAAATCACACTTGACGCAATCAAGGAAGAAATCACTGAAGTTATAACAAATTGGATTAACACTTCTACAGTTACAACTTGCAAGCCTACTACTAATGACTGATCACACCCCCGCTGCCTTGGACACTTGGTATGAATTTTTAATCGTGAATGAAGACGAAAATGAAATTGCAGCAGAGGGAATGAGCTATTTTTACGACGAAGCATTAAAAGAGGGTCAGCGATACCTTCTTGAATGCAGCCAAAAAGGAAAACATACTCTGACCGTAACCCGTAAAGAAATTCTTTTTGTCAACACTATTCACCAATGACTTGGCAACCCATCGAAACAGCTCCGAAACCCTATAGCGGAGAGCCTATATTGCTTTATCGCCCTACGTGGAAAGGTCGTGTTAATTCAGACGGAATAGATATTGCATATTGGGACGAAGAAAGGGGTGCTTTCAAGCCGCGCCCATTTTGGCATTCGCTATTGAATTATGCAAGAAAGTCAGACATGCGCAATCATCCGCCAACCCATTGGCAGCCGCTCCCAGCTCCGCCTGATACAGCAGGGGAGGGGAAGTGATGGCGGAAAAGCCAATCTTATTCAGCGGCCCAATGGTTTGCGCTATTCTCGAAGACCGCAAGACGCAGACTCGGCGAGTGGTCAAGGATGGGCAAGTCCAGTGCCCCTACGGCAGCCCTGGCGATCGGCCATGGGTGCGGGAGACGCATCGTTACTGGTGGCCGGACTGGGAAGATCCAGGCGCGCATCCATGCCGGTGTCGCTACAAGGCAGACGATTCGGTTGTTGACCTGCCAGTCCAATGGGACGAAGGCGACCAATTCTTTACCCCTGAGGACGCAGGCCTAGATCAAGAACCTGTCAAGTGGCGCTCTCCGATCTTCATGCCTCACTGGGCCAGTCGCATCACACTGGAGATCACAGGCATCAGGGTGGAGCGGCTGCAGTCGATCAGCGACACGGACGCGCTGGCCGAGGGATGCTCGGCGGCTGATATGCGCAGCGGTGATTCCTTGGCCAGCATCTATGCAAGGCTCTGGGAATCTATCCACGGCGCTGGATCATGGGACAGCAATCCATTGGTGTGGGTTGTGGAGTTTTGCCGCACTCAGCTATGACCTATTCCCAATCCTCCTGGCGCAACGCTTCCGCGCCAATCATTGCCCGCGTCATCGCCGAGGTAGGCAAGGATGATGAGAGGGCCCTGCGCCGTGCCCTGCGCGAGGCCTACCCCTGGGGCGAGCGAAAGATGCACCCATATAAGATCTGGTGTGATGAGATCCGCCGACAACTGGCTGGATTACAGCCATCGCTTCCACGCCAAGATCCGCCGGGCCAGGGCAAACTTTTCTAACTTAATCTTTCTTAAGTTATCACCAACATGCTAAAAAACGACCTCTGGATTAGGGAACAAGCTTCTAACGGCATGATCGAGCCATTTGTGCCGGAGCTTGTGCGGAAGGTGCCGACTGGTGACATCGGCCTACTGCCGAACCCCAACCGCATTCGCCGCGTGCTGTCCTACGGCACCAGCAGCTACGGCTACGACCTGCGCCTGTCCGCCAAGGAGTTCCTAATCTTCCGACACATCCCTGGGACTGTGATGGATCCCAAGGAGCCGAACCCCGACAATCTGGAACTAGCGACTCTTCACGAGGATCACAAGGGACGCTTCTTTATTCTGCCCGCCCACTCCTACGGGCTTGGCGTAGCCATGGAGTGCCTCCGGGTGCCGCCAACTATCACGGTGATCATTCTCGGCAAGAGCACCTACGCCCGCCTCGGAATTATCGTCAACGCAACACCCGCCGAGGCCGGCTGGGAAGGCCACCTCACTTTGGAGTTCAGCAACTCATCTGGCGCCGACTGCCGCGTCTACGCGGAAGAGGGCATTGCGCAGTGCTTGTTCTTCGAGGGGGAGCCCTGTGAGACCACCTACGCCGACCGGCAAGGGAAATACCAGGGCCAGCCAGAGCAGGTGGTGGTGGCTCGGGTGTAATGAGGATTCGTAAGCTCCGATTCCTGCTGCCTTGGTACTGGCAACTGGTGGCAGCCGCTCGCGTTGAGCGAGTATTGCGCCAAATGCAACGCGAACGGTCTAAGGCGCCAGCCGGGCCCGGCTCCACCGATGGTTGCGGTACCACCCGGCCACTTGTGGGGCCCACTCCTCAAGGTGGGGCCAGATGAGTTCGCACAGCTCGCGGATCTCTTGCTGGGCGTCCAGCTTGGCCCGTAGGTCCAGAAAATGGAGCAGCGCCCGCAAGGTGAAGCTAACCACGAAGTGTTGGCGGTAGTCGAAGGGGAGGATGCTACGGGCATGCTCCTCACTGAACCCGGCCGCCATCAGATCCCGGTAGCGCCCAGCAGCTGCCCGGCAGGCCTCTCGATCGATCCCCCGCTGGCGCTGATCGTACTCATAGCGCTTACCCTGGCGATCGCTGTATACGCCTACAGGTCGTAGGTAAAAAACCTCTTCTAAATCTAACTGTCCGACCGCAGCCAAGCAGATACGCTCACCCGTATAACGCATCGATTGAACATCAAAACTAACACCCACCCGATGAGTTCGGGCCTGTTGCATAACTGAATGGGGAAACCAGCCCACATTGAGCGTGATCTGGGGATGCTCTAGTGGTCCATAGTGCCCCCGCTCCCCCGCCAGCAGCCGCTTGACAATGATCTCGCCCGCTCGGGCCTCATCAGGCCACTCCCCCCGATCCGCTGCCACAAACCCCTCGCTGTAGTCCTGGTGCATCGCCGCGTAGACGCACTGCTGGGGGCTGGGCGTGGCGGCGATCAGATCGACCCGAAAGCGTGGATCCATGCAGCGGCGGCGGTGTGCTGGGCCAGCCTAGGCCATTGTGACGGTTTGCAACGCTAGCCTCCACTTGGCCAACTGACCCCGGCTGGCCGCCAAGCCGCTGCCGCGATAGGCCAAGCCGCTGCCGCGAAAGGCCAAAACCTGTCTCGCTTTTTGCGCGCCATTGGCCTAGCGGCACGCCGAGCCTCAGCCGCGATGGCTCCCTTGGCTGCCGCGCTGGAGCAGGCCCAGCGCGGTCCCACCATCGGCCGCAAACGCCGCAGCCGCCGGGCCAGGGGGCGGGCCAGGGAACGCTGATCCCTGCCACCATGAGCACACCCCCGCCGACCCCCTCCTGTGCCCGATCGTCAATCCCGTCAGTCCCGCGAAGATGCCGTCTTGGCAGATGTTCAGGAGCTGAGCAGGGGCCCTGTGAGGTTGCTGCGCAACAACGTAGGCAGCGGGTGGTCTGGCGGAGACTCCAAGCGCAAGGCCACCAAAGTGACCTCTGCCAACCTGGCCCAGGTGCGGGCCTCGATTCGCCCAGGTGACGCCATAGTGCCCAATGCGCGGTACGTGACGTTTGGCCTAGGCGCTGCTGGAGGACGATCAAACCCGGGAACGTCTGACCTAGTCGGATGGGTTCAGCGGGTAATCACGCCAGACATGGTAGGTCAAACCCTGGCCGTGCTCGCCGCCGTGGAGTGCAAGGACCTAGCCCGGCCCACCCCCGAGCAACTGAGGTTCATCGAGCAGGTGCGAGCCGCTGGCGGCCTGGCCGGAGTGGCGCACAACCCCCAGGAGGCTGCCCAGATCCTGGGGATCACCCTGGAGCCCGGCATGGTAGGCGCCCGCGCCAAGTTTTACCAAGAGATTAATTGTGACAGACCGTAGCAGCGTCCTAGCAAGGTGCTACGATGACCAAGCATTCACGGAGGATCTTGAAACCGCCTGTTTATTATCACGACCTTGAACAAGGAACTGAGGAATGGCACAAAATAAGAAGTGGATTAATTACAGCAAGTACATTTTCCAGGTTAATCACCACAAGGACTTTTCAGCCAGCCAATAACGAAACAAGTCGAAAGCTTTGCCATCAAATTCTGGCTGAGCGCTTAACCGGCATAGTTGAAGAAACATATCAGTCTGACGCCATGTTGCGTGGCAGCATGGAAGAAGATATTGCCCGTCAGCTTTATACTGAACACCGCCAAGAAGTGCGGAAATGTGGTTTTGTTACTCGCCAGAATCGCGGCGTAACTATTGGTTACAGCCCTGATGGACTTGTGGGTAACCACGGACTGATTGAGATCAAACGTCCAAAGCAAGAAAATCAAATTGCCCGTATTCTTGCAGACAAAATTCCTGATGAGTATTTCTGGCAAATCCACGAAGGGCTAGCGGTAACAGGCCGGAGATGGTGCGACTTTGTCAGTTATGCTCCAAACCTGCCGCTTATGATCTACCGCGTACGTGCCAGTCCAGAAATAAATACAGCGATTTGGAACGCTGCTATCGCAGCCGAAAACTCCATCAAAGAGATGGAAAAACAAATCCGGATGCTTGCCAAAACGCGCAAGTATCCCCCTACGAAACCACTAATCACTGTTACGGCAACTCCATGGGACTA